GTGCGCGAAGTGAATCGCAGATCACCGGGTTTCGAGGGGGCTCAAGGGAGCACCCATGGCATCTGAGCTCGGTCTCAACTGTCTTGAGCTCATGCTTTAGTATGCGCTTCCTGGCGCGTAATTTCTCCAGGTTCATAGCTTGTCGAAGGTGTCCTGTGCCACCATCATCTCATCGTGAATCGTGCCGCGAAGCCCACGTATAAGGGTATCTTTCCCCTCCGGGGTCAGGATCTCAGCGTCCAGCTTTAGCCCGTTTTTAAACACGACCGATTGAATGCCGTGCTGCGTGATTGTGTCCAGGAGATGCTCCCCGGTCTTGATGGTTTGATAGGCCTCCTCGGCCTTCTTGTATGTTTCTATATCCATGTTTACGTTCTATAGGTTATCGTCAAAACCCCACTCCTTCCAGAGTGAGGTAAAAAGGTTCTTGGATGCGGTGTCGTGCATCTGCTTGTGCTGGGCGCGCTCCTCTTCGGACATGCTGCCGTAGTCTTCCGACAATTTCTTAATGGCGCCAAGTATGATGGCCGCTTCACTGTAGTCTTCCATGCTGTTCTAAGGTTAAAGGTTCAAGGAAGAGCATGCATAGTGCATGCAGCAGTGCAAGCATTAATTTTAATTGAATTTAAACAAACCCCAGGTCATTCTTTAAATCGTTCTATGCTTCCCAGCATACGTTCTAAGGTTCAGGAGTGCCAAAAGGCTTTCCCGAAAAACCCCAGGAGTCATGCCCTGGGGTTTTTTGTTTGACGCGCACCAGGGGGCTGTGCATTTTCGAGCCACAACCTTAGAACGGAACCGGATACCGTCGATAACTACCGGATAGCCCTGCCAGAGCTGTGCAAGCCTGGTCCCATCGGATACAAAAAAGGCTTAGTAGTAATTTGTGCCGGCAATGGAATCAAATGGCCAGCAGGAGAGCCTCATCTCCTCTCCAACCGGCAGGGCTTCATGAGCCATAAGAACCACCGTCGAACCAGTAAGGGAATGCTGACACTACCGGTGACACTCATGTAGAACGACCGATCCTGATCTCCTTTTGGCGACTAAGCATCACTGCCCCCGATTACCCCTGGAGTAGCTACCGCTTTCTCTAGGGAATCTGGGGGCTCTCTCTCCTCATCCCAGCCTTTAACGACAAAAACATCAGACTTGCAATTTTGCTCTGCTATAGTAGCGTAATCATAACCCAAGGCACCGATGAGCACAGAATTTATTTTAGGAATCGCAATCTTTGCGTTCATAGTCACTATGATCGCCCATGCCTATATATCTCGAACTCCACACAAAAGCGCCCAACCTACTATTGGTGAAATCTTCGGTGAATCGTGGTATGGATCCGGCCAGAATGACCTCCTGCATAGGTGTCCACCATTCTATCACGCTCGAGGAGCTGGAAGAACATTTTCGGATCCTCAAGGAGCACTATGCGCGCCAGGAACGCCAACAGGTCAGCGAGAGCTCAGAGTCGAAGTAAAAGAGGAGTCAGGCCGGAGAGTCCGGGTGACACAGATCGACGAGTGGCTGATCGCCACATACCTCCTGGAGTCCGAGCCAGTATTTCAAACAGTAGTCCTGGACGACCAGGGCAAAACCGAATACCAAAATCACACCAGGGACCGGATGGAGGCCCTCAGAGACCACGATGCGTGGGTGCTCAAGGTCAAATCCGAGCTCTACAAAAAACAACTATCATGAGCGATGCGGCGCTTGAAGAGAAATATCAGCAGCTCCAAAAGGGGCTAAAGAAGATTGAGAGGTCCCAGGACCGGATAGAAGCTCTCGAGAAGGAACTCAAGGAGTGGAGAGATGGCAAAGCCCAGGAGCGCTACGGCCTCCTCGATATGCCATTGGAGTATTCACCGGAAATCTCTATATTCAGGGATTCTGTGATGGATAAGATTCAGTTCTGGATCAAAAAAGAGAAGGAGCACATCCTGGACCTCAAGGAGAGGGTGTTGAGATGAAGCGGAGATCATTCTTAAAAGGCCTCATAGGGGGCTTAATAGCAGCGCCAGCGGTGGCCAAGGCCGCAGCTAAGCTGAAACCCAGTGATCTGAATCAACTCAACTTTAATCATGGGGATGGCAAGATCACCTATAAGAAGGTCATGAATACTAAAAAGATCCTGGAGACCCAGGAGAAGGAGTTCATGGGGTTCAAATGGATTGTTCATAATGATCTCCAGATGGAGAAATTGGTTAAGGACCAGGCGCGTGCTTTCCGTAGGAAAACCGATGAGACCATAGTGGGGGCTTTGAAATAATGGACTACAATATCGAAGAGGCCAAGATGATGCTTCCAGGTCGGAATCTCTCCGGATACAACATGGTGGCCAGGACAGAGATCAATGGGAAGCCATACGAGCTCACCAGGTTCTCTGAAGCCAAGCCGACTCTGGGAGAGTTCCTGGCGTTCCAGGAGGGGGCCAGATTAGCGCGCCAGCGCCGTGTAGAAGCAATCGCCGGCAACCAGGATGGCTAGAGCTCTCACAGGCCCACAGAAGCGCTTCTGCTTAGGCATAGCGGAGGGATTGTCCCAGAAGGATGCCTACCTCAAAGCATACCCTAAATCAGCAAAGAAAAGCGCTGAGGCAGCAGGGTCCAGGCTGTTAAGTAATGTTAAGGTGCAGCAGGAGGTCGCTAGGCTCCAAAAACAGGTGGAGGAGAAGAGCGTTCTCACCCGCCTGGAGAAGCGCCAATTCCTGGCTCGAGTGGTCCGGGCAGACATCGCCAGCCTGGACCGTAGCTCGGACCTGGTCGATGAGTGGAGCGAGACCACAACCCAGTCAGGAGGATCCGAAAAGATTAAGATGGTCAGCAAGGCCACAGCTATACAAATTGACAATCGAATGGCCGGTCATGAGGCACCGGAGAAGGTGGAGCTCACAGCAAGTGAGGGGCTCATTTCTCTGTTGCGGAGCCGGCACAAACAAAACCAAGGAACATGAATAAAATCGACAAAAAGAAACGTAGGGAGCGCAAGCTCCAGAAGCAAAAAGCCCAGCGCCGTGTGCTAAGGCAGGAAAGATGGAAAGCGCGCCTGGCCGCTATGGCCCAGGCATTCAAGCCATCGAACTTCTTCCGCTCAGGCCGTAAAGCAAAGGGCAAGCGCTATAGGCTATTCGGACGCGCAAAGCGCCCAGGCCTAACAGGCCCACTGGTCAGGATGTGTCCTGGAGGCCGCCATGCTTGGATCGACACCAAGGTGGGAGTGATTCGCAAACCAATAGCAGCTATCAAGTCATGAAGAAACTAAAACACGAAATATTCGGCTGGGCTTTATGTGCAGCTGTCATCGCATTAATTCTAATTGCAGCGTCATTCTTCCCTTACATGGAAGCCAGGACCTATAACAAGTTCAAGAGCCCTGAGGCGCCCGAGGCGACCTTCCTGGACGCTGTATTCTCTGACCTGAGAGTCACCACGCAATGAAGCGCCCAGACTACAAATTCCGCAGGACCGTGGACGGACGCCGCTGCATCACAGATGAGGCCAACCAGGCCGTGATGGAGTGGTTCGGAGCATCCATAGCCCTCTCATTCATTCATCAGCGCCTCCGGGAGCTGAACGATGCTGCAAGGGTGGATCCCAGGTGGTCATGATTAGGGGCTTGATTAGTAAGGTCACAGACTGGCGTGAGCGCAGGAAAGCCTGGAAGGCCCTGGATGCCCACATTGAGGCCAGCGCAACCAGGACAACGGCCGACAGCCTGGACAGGGAGCTGGTCCTTACCCAGGAGACCACATGCCAGTTTATGGACATCAACGACACACCGCTAATATCGAATGGTATGGAGTTATGCCAGGCGCCCGACAATTGGAGAACCTGGACCAGGCACCAGCACGCGGGTGTTGTCGATAAGCGAATCGTGTTAGGCCGTCCGCTCACCGATGAGGAGCGAGACTCAGTCCTCAGTCAGTTCGCCCACTTCCCAGAGTGATAGGCCTAGATGTCAGTATGCCCCCACCGATAAAGGTGATGAGTGGCCCTCATATCCCGTTTGACTGGTATCGATTTGTGAACCGGGATGGGAAAGAGATATACCTGCGAGGGGACATGACTATCGAGGATATGGTTCGCGCCGGTATTGACGGCCCTAAATTCATAGAGCCAGGCACTCCGTTTGAGTCACCCAGGGAATACCGTTTTCGATGCTCAGCATAAGCCTATCAGATTACCTATTCCCGGAGGACGGCACAGCTGACGACTTCTATAATCGTCTAAGCTGTCCGATCTTCCGGATCTGCAACCTCTACAGCATCCTTGACGCAGAGGGTCAGGATGTGCCATTCATACCAAATGATGCCCAACTCGAAGTCCTTCAGGAGTTCTACGTCAACGGAACTCAACGCGTGGCTGTTCCGAAAGCTCGTCAAAGAGGAATCTCCACAGTGGCTGCAATCATCGCCCTTGACGAATGTTACTGGGGGGATGGCTTCCAGGCATCCATCGTCGACCAGACGCAAGGAGACGCCACAGAGAAGCTCGAGAAGGCACGCTTCGCCTGGGAGAAACTGCACGACGACCTGAAGCATGATCGAGAGTGTATCACCGACAACAGCAAGGAACTGGCCTGGAACAATAACGGCGCCATCAATGCCGGTAAGAACGCTCGAGGAGGGACCAATCAATTCCTGCACATCTCAGAGTGGGGGCCTATTGCATACGACGATCCGAAGCGGAGCGCCGAAATTCTATCAGGGGCCATACCCAGTGCATCAGGTGCCACTGCTAAAATCCTGGCAGAATCCACCCATAAAGGTGGGCGAGGCGGCGACTGGTATAATATTGTCCACCGTGGCCTGACGGTCTCGGATGAGGACCGCACAGCCCTCGACTTCAAGGTTCTATTCTTTCCCTGGTATGATGAAGCGCGCTACACCCTGGACGGCAATGTCAGGCAGATCGACAAGGAAACCAGGGACTACCTGGCCGCCAAAGAGAAGGAGCTACGGATTAAGCTCACTGATGGCCAAAAGCTCTGGTATTACAAAAAGAAGATCGAGCAGGGCAAATACATGCTCCGGGAGTATCCGACCACTATCGATGAGTGTTGGGAGCAGACCGGGGATGGCGTCATCTACGCATCCAGCCTGGACCGCGCAGCCAAGGAGAACCGGATCTCCAATGATGTGCTCTATGTTGAGGGCTCGCCAGTATACACATGCTGGGACATCGGAGCCCCCATCAATCAGCGCGTGGCGTGCTTCCAGGTCATTGGGGACAGTATCAAGTGGCTGGACCGAATGACCGGAGACGACGACTGCAAGATGCCAGCTGACTGGGCTTACAGGCTCAAGCAGAAGAAGTATCGATACGGTGGGCATTTCCTCCCTCATGACGCTGAGATCCTATGGAAGGAGCAGCTGGCTGAGGCCGGCCTGGAGGGCGTGTGCGTGCTCGAGCAACCCAGGAATATCTGGGATGGTATCAATGATGTCCTGGCCAAATTCGCCAATATGTGGTTCAATAAGGACAATACCGAGAAATTCAGGCATGCCATAGGCCTGTATCACTGTAAGGAGGAGAACGATGGGATCACGATCAAAGACATCCCGGTCCATGACTGGACCTCTCATGACGCTGACTGTATGCGTGTCGGAATACAAGCTATCCGAGAAGGCCGAATCGTTGATCGATCTGCAATGCCTAAGAAGCCTCGAGATGGCCGACCGCCTAGAAGGCAAGCTATTCGAGGGCTACGATATACCAACAGGGGGCGGAGTAAGCACCGATGACACCATACGATGAAGCCATACAGGTATACCTCCGGGAGCACTGCACCCGGTCATTCGCAGAGGATCTGGAGCATCACCTCCGAAATCCCAGCGGATACGTCATTCGCACGCCGTTTGGCTTTGCGATGGGAAGAGCCGTTGACCATACCGCCTCCGTTGGGGCGATCATTGACCCATCCATATCGTTCCACCCATCAAAAGCTGATTGTTGGCACCTTTACCTCTACGCCGGGAAGCTGAATCAGGTCTTTACTTTTTGCCCATATCCCCTAAAGTATGTCTCATTCGAGCGCAACAATGTCCTTAAAATTCATGAGTATGAAGTAATCCGTAGACACATAATGAAAGAGAATCAACCAGCGACCCCTGGTGATATGCGGATCTCAAAGGGAAAGGCCTCTAAGTGATAAAGGGGCAGAACATTATTGACCAGGTGCAGAACAACCCGGATGCACCCAATAGCCGTGCCGTTATGAAGGCATTTGGACAACCAGGCAAGGGACAGGCCACAGAGAAGAAGCCGGTCGGCGGACCAGTATCCGCGGCACAGAGCCAGATCGACCAGGCAAAGCAGCGCGAGACTACAGCTTTTAAAACCGCCCAGGAGCAGATGGCCGCTAATCGTCGTCGCATGCCTGGATACACCGCACAAAAATCTGTTTTACTTGGAAAATGAGAACTCACCCAAACTGGCCAGGAGATACGCGACTACTCAAGGGAGGCGGCAAACCGCAAGACCCTCCTCCACCATCAGCCCCCGCTCGGGCAGCTGACCCATCCAGGATGGGAGAGAAGAGCGATCCACGCCGCATCGCTGCTGCTAAGCGCCGCGCTGTTTCCATGAACCAGGCAAAATCTATTTATGCTGGCGAGACCGGCGGATACATGGGCCAGAATTACGGCGCCCAGGCCGGAAGCAAATCAGATCAATTAGGTGGATAAGGCAGATCCAGAACAAATCATCCAGGTCCGGGATAGGCTGAAGTCTGACCGGTCCACATGGGATACATTGTGGCAAGACATCGCTGACTACGTGATGCCGCGCAAAAGCCAGGTCATCACTGAGAAGACCGCTGAGGCGATCCACGCAAACATCACCCTGGCCGCCGGCCAACTCGATTACCTGGTCAATGGTAAGTGGTTCGACTTTGAGCCGCCCAGGAACCTGAAAGACTCCTCAGCTGCAAAATACTGGTATAAGGAGAGCGCTGAGACAGCCCTCGAGGTTATCCAGGAGTCCAATTTTGACCTAGAGATCCATGAGTTTTTCCTGGATCGTGGGGGCTTTGGCACATCACACCTCCATGCTGAGGAGGATGACGATGATGTCATATTCTTCCAGTCCGCTGATGTGGGCCAATTCTCAATCGTCGACAACCACAAGGGTATCCCTGATACGTGCTATCGAGACTTTAAGATGAACGCCTAAGCCGCGGTGCGTAAGTTCGGAGAAGAGAACCTGGGACCTAAGCTCCTCAAGTGTTACAGATCCCCTGAGAAGTCCGACAAATACAAGGAGTTTAAGTTCATCCACGCTGTTTATCCGAATTACGACCGGAACCCTCGCATGAGGAACCGCGAGAACATGGCATTCAAGAGCTGCTATGTTTGCGTAGAGGACAAAAAGGTGGTGCGCGAGTCAGGCTACATGGAGCAGCCGATGATGATCTCCCGCTACCTCAAGTGGCAGGACAGCAGCACATATGGATACAGCCCATCCATCGAATGTCTCCCAGCTGTTCGCCAGGCAAACTTTATTGAATCACAGATGGACGCCCTGGCCGAGTTGGCCGTGTGGCCTCGTGTTCTTTCCCCCAGCAGCCTAGAGGGCCGCGTCGACCTCCGGGCCGGCGGTGAAACATTCTTCAATGAGAATGAGCCCAATGGGAAGCCAGAGGAATGGGCAACCCAAGGGCGCTATGACGTAGGTCTGGACCGTGCCAAGCAGAAGCGCGAGCTAATCCGCAAGGCATTCCACTCGGATCTATTCCAGCTGCTCACCAGTATGGATGAGATGAGGCGCGAGAAGACAGCCTTCGAGGTGCAGCAGATGATGACTGAGAAGCTGACCAGGTTCTCGCCCACATTCTCCCGTATCAAAGTGGAAGTGTTCCCGGTCCTACTCAATCGCGTGTTCGGCATATGTTACCGCCGGGGGCTATTGACTCGCCCACCTCAAGAGGTTCTCCGCCAGAGCGCTGGTGGGCTTACGATCCCCACGCCAAAGATTCGCTATACGTCCAAGCTGGCCATGGCCCTCAAGCAGGTCGAGAATCAGCAGTTCATGCAATTCATGGAGATGTCCAGGGAGCTGCGTGAGGTTGATCCTGGCGCCTTCCAGCGCACAGTAAATGTCAATAGATCGATTAAATCGCTTGCCGACAACCAGGGCGTTGCTACAGATTTTCTTAACGACGAACAGGAGGCCAATGATGTGGCTGAAGCCCAAGCAGCCGAAGCTAAAGCGCAAGCGCAGATGCAAGCCATCAGCCAAGCCGCTGCAGCAGCGAAAGACATCGGAGGAGCTCCTCAACAGGTGCAGGAGGCACTGCTACCACCAGCCTAATGAAATATGCCAACAGATGCGGAAATCAACGAGAAGGAACAGCGGATCCGACTCGACTTAGCGTATAAAGAGGTCCTCGGATATGAGGGGAAGGAGACGATGTCTCAGCGCCTGGTCCGCCTGGATATGGAGCGAATGATTCGCAACCAGTCATTCAGGGAGGACGACCAATTCAATACCCACGGAGCAGCCATGCGAGATGGCTACCGAAAGGCTTTTAAATATATGCGGGACAAAGCCGATGGCGACCCGTATGAAGAACACAACCAACCGCGCCAGGCAATTGGTGCGAAAACCCAAGGAGGAAATCGACTATGAGCGGTTCAGTATTCGGTGAGGGAGATCCCGCACCAGCAGACCCAACACCAGCACCCGCCGATCCAGCGCCAGCGGATCCGGCTCCAAACCCAGCACCAGCTGATCCCGCACCCGCGGATCCAGCTCCGGCTCCAAGCACGGCACCCGCTGACCCGGTAAGTCAGCCATTCTTCATGGGGATGTATGATAAGGACGGAAACATCGACCAGAAGGCCTTTGAGCGCCTCCCTGAGCACTTGCAGCACGGCAAGGAGACATTCTCCCGCTACAAGACTGTAGAGGAGCTTATGGGGGCTCATATGAATCTCAGGCAGCAGCTGAGCAAGGGTGGGCTTGTCCGCCCGGATGAGGGAGCACCAGAGCAAGTGGTCCAGGAGTTCCAGGCAAAGATGGCTGAGCTCAATGGAGCGCCAGAGTCCCCTGAGGGCTATGAGCTCGCAGCCCCCGAGGGCTTGGATGAGAATATCCTATGGCCTGATGGCCAGGAAAAGCAGTATGCTGAGATATTCCACAAGCACGGCGCCAACCCTGAGATGGTGAAGGAAATCTTCGACCTGCACATACAGAATATGCAGAGCACGCCAGAGGAGATACAGAAGATGGGTGAAGCCCACCGCGAGCAGGTCATGCAGAACATCATTGCCCAGCACGGCCAGCAGTCGGACCAGGTGGTCCAGAATGCCTCCCAGGTCGCTGACTACTTCGAGCTTTCTAAAGAGGCGAAGGAGCTACTCGGCACAAATCATGAGCTGGTCAATCTGGCCAATCGGGTCAAGATGGAATACATGGGCGAGGACAAGTTCGTCCAGGGCAATCCTGATGGCAACATCGGGCCAAACGGAAACGACAACCTGGCGAAAGCTGAGGAGTTCCGTAATAAGGCAGCAGATGCCTATGACCGCGGCGACACGGAAGCCGGGGATCGCTATTATGCCCAGCAGTCACATTATAACAAACTGGCAGCGGCTCGAATGACTCGCGGCCTTCAAGGTCAATAATAACCCAAGGATAAATCATGGCAGACAAAACAGCCGCTAAGAAGGCTGCCAAAAAGGCAGCTAAGAAGGCTCCACCTAAGAAGACCCAGGAGCAGGAGCCAGAGAACAAGATTGCCCAGCCCCCAGAGGCGAAAGCATACCAAACGCCGACTCCAACGGACGATAAGAAGCGCCAGGAAGCTGAGGAAGCCGAGCGCGAGCGTCTCGAGAAGGAAGCCGAGGCTATGCGTGCCGAGGACGAAAAACATCCACTGTGGGGCTGCTATGAGATTTACGAGCCACAGCCCGTGGATCGCTCTTCAGAGTTTCACAACTGGACCGTGGACGTCAACTGGGAGGGCGGCATCCGCCGCTTTGCACTGGATGAGAAGCCACTCCGTCCGCATGAAGTTCAGCGTCTCTTGGATGCTCAACTTGCGCGTGAAGCTGTGCTTGACGAGGGCCATGTTTCTGTTAGACATGGAACCTGATTATCGAGCAGATAGTTAGTTTGCATAGGAAGGCCGACAGTTGAGGGACTGTCGGTCTTTTTGTTTCTTGACTATCGCACCTGTATTTATACATTAAGGACTCAAGCTGATACCTTTCCCGGCTCGGGAAACCCAGCGAACTGACTTACCGTTTGTCACTTCGCCCTCCAAGTGGAGACACCCGAAGCCACAGCAAGAAATAAGAAATCTCACTAAAGGAAAGGGGACAGCAATGTCTTTTAATCAACTACCACAGCATTTTACGCTAGATTATAAGCAGAATTTTCTGCATCGCATTCAGCGCATGCCGGCGAAGTTGAAAGGCACAGTGACAACTGAGTCAATCAACGGATACCGCAAGCGCTTTTCTCAACTAGAAGCGCAGGAAATGACGAAGATCACTACTCGTCATGGAACTACTAAACGCCAGGACGCCACTTCATACTTCCGTTGGTTGGATATGGAGAAGTTCGAGATCGCAAATATCTTGGACGAATGGGACGAAAAAGAGCTCGGTGTGCTCATCGCTCCAAACGGTCGCCTGGTAGAAAACCACGGTTTTGCATATAACCGCACATGCGATGACGTCATCATCAAGGCAGTGGAAGGTTTCGCAGCAACTGGCCAAAACGGCACAGTGCTCACTCCTCTCCCATCGTCTCAGATCGTTGACACTACATTCACTCCGACAGGCCCAGGTGCTAAGTCAGGTCTAACATTCCCGAAGGTTGCGCGTGTTCGCCGTATCTTCCAGGACAACGACCTTGCTCTCGGTGCTGACGCATACGCAGTCATCTCTCCGAAGGCTGACGAGGACCTAGTCCGTGATGTTGAGGAAGCACGTAACAAGGATTACGCGCAAATCTCTCCAATCGCTGACGGAACTGTCGATGGAAAGACTTGGATGGGCTTCAAGTGGATTGTCCACACTGGCCTAACTACATTCAACGATGGCGTTGACGATGTCACCAACTGTCTGTTCTACCACAAGAGCCAGGTTGTATTCGGTGATGGAGAAAAACGCTCTGACGTTGACCGTCTACCTGAGAACAGCCACGGCACACAAATCCGCTCACGCTCACGCATGGGTGCTCTTCGCCTAGAAGAGAAGGGTGCTGTTATCGGTCGCGTTCTCGCATAAGTCTAACTCAACAGAAAGGAAACCACTCAAATGGCTACATTCTACACAGACATTGCGGCTAACCAAAACGACCCGAAGGCTCAAAACCTCAACAGTGCAGAGCGCGAAGTTGGTTCTATGGACCAATCAGAAGCGATCTACACAACTGATGGCACTGAGGTGAACGGCGATGTTATCCGCATTTTTAAACAAGCAGAAGGATCTCGCATCAATGCAGTAGATACTTCTGTTACAACCGATGGTATCGGTGGCACATCTGCTATCGGAAACATTGGCCGCGAGTCAGACGCAGACTCCATCGCCGTTGGCGTGGACGTAACTGCGGCTGGCATCACTCGGGCTGATGACTCCGGTGTGGAGGCTATCACACCAGTGACAGCGACAGCTGAAGAGTGGATCTCATTCACCTTCACGACTCTTACCGCTGCACCTACTGTCGGTAAGAAAATTGTGTTCCGTATTCCAGCAACTAAGGCCTAATCGGTCTTAGGAGCTCACACGGTTCCTTGGGTTGCCCTGGCTGGCCGCATCTGGCCAGGGCTTACCTTTTAAATAAACCTCAGACACCATGGCACAAGATCCTACCAGTATAGCGAATCAGGCGCTCCGAAGAATTGGAGCAAAGAAGATCATGGACATCGAGGACGATGCGGAAAAAGGCGACAAGCGCGCTATTGTCTGCCGAGACTTTTTTGAGCAGTGCGTCCGGGAAGTAGGCCGAGACGATCAATGGAACTGCCTCACCGATTTTGAGGAGCTTGGGCGTGCCAATTCTGAAGCCCCCTACAATTTTAAATGGGATTACGGGTTCTATCTGCCTGAGAATTTCCTACGGCTTAACCGCCTTAATGGCTACGATACAAACGAGCAGGAGGATGTATACCAACTCGCTGGCCGGATCCTCCTGACCAACGCTGATGTGGCCCAGGTCGAATTTAATCGATACACAGCAGACACAACCAAATACGACCCGATGTTTGTCGAGTGTATCGTTGTGCTCCTGTCATCAAAGATCGCTATTCCGATCCGCCAGGACGAGCAGCTGGCTCAGGCCCTACGCCAGGAGTATGAGCGAATCACATTGCCTAAAGGCAGGAAGGTCGACGGAAATGAGCGCAAGAAGCGCACATATTCGCCCACATCGGAATCCCGATGGAGTGCATCCAGGACATACTCAACTGTCCGCAGCCATCCTAACTAATGCCCAGGAGAGGGAAAGTTCAGAAGCACATAAATGCATTTAATGCCGGCGAGTGGTCCCCACGCGTCGATGCGCGCACCAATCTCCAGAAGTATGACCTGGCGTGCCGTATGCTTCGCAACTACATCCTATGGCCCCAGGGCGGGGCTGATAGGCGCTATGGCTTTGAATACATCGAGGAGACCAAGGACAGCGGCGAAGCACGCCTGTTCGACTTTTCTTTCAGCACCACCACAAACTACATTCTCGAGGCCGGGAATCAATACATGCGGTTCTACTCGAATGGAGCACGCGTTGACAATCCGAGCCCTGTAGAGGTTGCGACTCCCTGGCCAGTTTCTGCTCTGTTCCAGGTCCAGTATCGCCAGGTCAATGATGTGACCTACTTCGTGCATCCGGACTACCCATGCCAGAAGCTCACCAGGACAGCAGCTGACGCCTTTACGATGGAGGCTGTAGACTGGACACACCCTCCATTCCTGGACGAGAACCTCACCAGCACATCGGTCCAGGTCAATGTAACCACCGGATCCGGTGTGATGACAAGTAGCGCAGCACTTTTTGATACCGACCATGTGGGCGGTTATTGGCAGATCGGACAGGTCCGACCATCTGAGTCCGCTCAGTTGAGCCTCAACACAGACCACAGCAGCTCTACCGTGAACGTATTGGCTGGCCAGGAGTGGAACCTGGTCACCGGCGGTAGATGGGATGGCACCGTATTCCTGGAAGCCCAGAACCCGGCAGACTCCTCCTGGGAGATCATCCGCGAGTATACATCTGTAAATGCCTCCCTGAATATCGACACCACAGGCACCCAGGATGTGGACACAGCCCTCCGCATTCGCTACGACTTCAATGCAGCCCCCACAGCTGGCTCGGAGCCAGCCCAGGCCAACCTCATCGCTCCTAGCGTGCTTAACCAGGGTGTAGTATTTATCACCGGCTTCAATAATGACCAGAGCGTCAACGTGGATGTGAAGAAAACACTCCAGGCAGCCGGATCCCCTACAGTCCGCTGGTCTGAGGGTCTATTCAGTGACTTCCGTGGGCATGCCCGGACCATCGAGATCCATGAGGAGCGCCTCACCTTCGGAGGGACTGAATTTAAGCCCCGCCGTATGGCACTGAGCCAGTCATTCGACTATGAGAATTTTGAGCGCACAGCAGACGATGATTCAGCACTGATCTTTGATGTCCAGGGCTTCCAGTCCAACCAGATCAACTGGCTGGCATCCGATGTCCAGCTGATGATGGGAACATCCGCCGGCGAGTTCGCTATTGGATCCAGGGATCCAGACAAGCCGCTCACCCCGAGCTTCACACCCGCTAAGCCGCAGACAACATATGGAGGCAAGCACATCCAGGCGGTCCTCACCAATGACAGCGTGCTATTCATTCAGCGCGTGGGCAAAAAGATCCGGGAGCTGTCCTACTCATTCGAGCGGGATAAGAACATTGCTCCGGAGCTCACGCGCCTGGCTGAGCATATCACCGGATCCGGGATCAAACAGACTGCATACCAGCAGCAGCCCGACCAGGTTGTCTGGATGGTCACGGAGGATGGCGAACTTGTGGGTATGACCTACGAGAGAGACCAGGATGTCGTGGGCTTCCATCGCCACACAACCCAGGGCCGCTTCGAGTCAGTGGCCGTCATCTATGGAGAGGAGCGCGACGAGATATGGGCAGTGGTAGCACGCGATCTACCAGGAGGCACCAAGCGCTATGTTGAGCGCATCCGTCCGTTTGCCTGGACCAAGCCAGAGGAGTTTTTCTTCGTTGATAGTGGTAAGTCCTACCCAGATACCCCGCTCATCTCAGCTGGACCACTTGTGGCCGGCACACGCTACCGAGTTTTCACTGACCCAACAGGCACCACCGACCTATCCAATGTCGGCGGCTCAGCAGATGCAGAGCGCGGTGACGAATTTGAATGCACAGCCTCTGTGGCTCCAAACGACTACGGAGGCGCCCAGCTGCGCGAAGTGGTCAACACATTCACCGGCCTGGATCACCTGGAAGGGATGACCGTCCAGGCTCTAGTAGATGGCGCCCCGATAGACGAGCAGGTCGTGACCGGCGGATCCATCACCATTCCGGATGATGAGTATGGGTATGTGGCTCATGTGGGCTTAGGATACTCCTCCAGGCTCCAGCCAATGCGTGTCGACAACTCCGCGGAGGGTGGCGATCACCAGGCAACCATATCGCAGATCCGGGAGCTTGTTATTCGATTCAAGGACACTGTTGGTATCCTGGCTGGCGAGACCGAGGAAGAGCTCAAAGCGAGCCCATTCCGCGCTACAGATTCAAACACTGACGAGCTGCCTCCAATGCTCACCGGCGACTTCGACTTAGACTTCGAGGGATCATTCGATTTTAATGGCGATCTAATTATAGGCCAGGACGATCCTCTTCCCTCGACAATTCTCGCAATCACTGCTAAATATGAGATCACAGGCAACTAATGGTGACCATACGCACATATGAAGATGACGACTATCCGATAGTCCAGGAGTGGTGGAAGAAGCACGGGTGGGACGGTGTTCCTCAAGGTATCCTTCCCCCGCTCGGAGCCATTGCTGACTGCGAAGACTATGACATTTGCGCTGCCTGGGTATACCTGACCGCAAACCAGGGGATCTGCTGGATTGAATGGCTCGTATCCAACCCGGACGCCAGTCCTATAATGGTCCGCAAGGGGATCAAAGCCCTCATGGATTACTTCGATATGACGCTACATGCGCTCAACTACAACGTGATTTTCACTTCATGCCGCCAGGCATCTCTCGGGCGCGTATTCGAGGCTGAGGGCTTTACTAAGACGGATGACAATGTGAGTCACTACATCAAGGTAGTAAAGGTGGAGGATAAGGAATAATGGCTATCGGAACCACAGCAGCCCTCGCAATTTCTTTAAGTATGACCGCCGTAGCTGGCGGTGTCGCAGCATACTCTAATATCCAGGCAGGGAAGGCCCAACAGGCCGCCCACAAGTATAATGCTAAGGTCAAGGAGAACCAGGCGATCCAGGAGGGCTACAACTCCAAGGAGCGCATCCGCCGCCAGCGTATCAAGCACCGTAGGCTCGCTGCCAAGCAGAAGGTTGGTGTCGCTAAATCTGGCGTGCAGCTGACCGGATCCCCGCTCGATGTCATGGCTGATACTGCAGCAAACATGGAGCTCGAGGTTGCGGATATGAAGTGGCAGTCAGACATTCGCCAGGCCGACTTGCGCGGCCAGGCATCAATGGAGCGCTGGCAGGGCGACCAGGCCAGGAGCGCGAGCAAGATCGGCGCCGCGGCATCAGTATTTGGGACCGGCGCGAAGATGGCCGGCACGTATTATACATCCAAGCTAGGAACTGCACCTTCAACCAGGAGCTCAGACTAAAATGGCAGACCTACCATATATGGGAGTCCCGGATTTACCTGATTCACCAGAGATCCGCACGAGAATGGATCCTGGGGCCGCTGCAGCGCCCTGGAAGGCATTAGGCCAGGTGGCTGGTGCTATCGAGCAGACAGGCGAGTATTTTGCTGAATACGACAAGAGGGCTCAGCGCATGAAGGACCTCACTGCCAAGGAAAAATACAAGGCAGCACGCGAGGACCACCGCTTGCAGATTTACGAGACAATGCACTCAGGCGAGAAGCCTATGCCAATGGCTGAGCGTGAAGAGTATGCAGCCACCCAGTGGAAATCATTCGATGACTCCATGCAGGAGATCACTAAGGGAATGTCTGAGGGAGGCCGCGACCGCCTCGGCTTCCAGCATGAGAGATACCTGGTCCAGGAGTCGATCACCCTCAAAAAGGAGATCCGGGCTCATGAACGCTATGAGGCTATCGGAACCATCGAGCAGAGCCTGGACAATTCAGCAGCTGACATCAGCAGCAACCCATCAGAGGTCCACGGAGATCTCCAGGAGTGGGTCGCCTCGGGCGTGGTTACAGCTGACTGGGCATATGATAAGTTTTCTGACTACGTCAATAAGCGCCACCTGAATGAGGTCACCGCCCTCATGAACGATGAGAGCGACTGGGGCAATGCGATAGAGGCCTACAATAGGCTCTCAGAGAAGGATAAGAACGGGAACTATAAGAACTATGCCGGCCACCTGGAGCTGACCTCAGGCGGAAAGAAATTGAAGTATGAGGGCTTGTCTGAGCAGCAGCGCAAGGCGATGAAGTCCCAGGCCATGACCATATACAACCAGCGCTCCATGGACGCGGTCCAGGACGCCAAGTATGGCGACAATGTCATCCAAGACCTGGCGAAGCTTGCCGACATGGAAGAGGATGGGGCTGTGGCAGCCGGATCCTATGAGAAGGCCTACAAGCACCACTTTGACAAGGATACCCGCTCATTCAAAGGCCCACAGGCCAATGATATTTATCGATCAATCGACGCTTGGGATCCTTCAGAGGACAAGGATGGTGCTCATGAGAAAAGGATCCATGACGCAATCCACCGAGCCCACCTGGATGAGTCCACAGAGAAAGCACTGTTTAAGAGCCTCCGCGAGCGCCGCGATGAGCTCACAGATCCAGAGAAGGCTGGCGGCGATTCATCCAAATACGGGATGGACCTGATTAAGCAGATGTATGACTCGGGACAGCTGGCTACACCGTCTTATTCATTTTATACGCTACCTACAGGAGACCAGAAGGTCTTCCCATCACCTGCATATGAGCAGGACCGCAGTCGTGAGCGTGCGCGCCTAGAGGATAGCATGCGCGGATTTTTGAAGCAGAATCCCCAGGCTACAAAGCAGGAGATCCACCAGCACATCTATGACACCAAGAGCAAGTCAGTCGAGGCTTCAGCATTTGGCCAGGCCAAGCCGGAGACAGAAACACGCCCACTATCGCCAGAAGAGGTAGAGATTGAGCGCGAGAAGGCTCTCGAGAATTATTTGAGCAGCGCCTCTGAGAAGCAGCGCAGCGGATCCCTTAGTGACCAGGAGATTCAGGTCCTGGAGCAGTCAGA